ACTTAACTACGTCATTTCGTGATATTAAAAGTGCTTTTGCCATTCTTATTGTCTTTTGTTACTTGGTAAAAAACCTCTATTCTTCATATCTATTGGTCTTTCAGAAACTAATTTAGGATTCTTTATTACATATCCGTATTTAGCAGCTTTTGCACCAGCAATTTGTCTTGCTTTTGGGCTTTTAACGTCAATTCCTGTACCTTCAAACGCTACATAAATTTGTTTATTCCAACGGTGGTGACAGTTTCCGCCACCTTTATAAAGCCATATTGAATAAGTGTCTGCACCACGTGGTCCCCAACCTGGGTTAACCGCTACGTTTTGCATTCTTATAATATCTTCTTTTCTATATATCTTATTTTTTTCTGTCATAAGTTCGCAAAATGGTCTTACTTGACCTGTTTTGCCACCATTCATACCACCAGCATAAACATAGCGTGTAATAAACTTAATACCGTCTATTACTTCGTCTTGTGCGCTTTTTGCGTTTGGATTTGCAGTACCTGTTGAAACAAGGTTTATAAGTTTGTCTTTTAGGCTTAATTTAACTTCTGAAGATAATAGTTCGTTTTCTGCTTCGTCATTGTCGTAGTCTACTTCAAATTCGTCAAGTAATAACCAATCTTCGTGCGGTTCTTCACCCAAGTCTATGAAGTCTTGTAAGTCCTTGTTTATTTCGCTTAATTCTACACCTGTTTCTTCTTCAAGTTCTTCTGTACCTACTTGAACACCTATTTCTACAAACTCAAGTGGTTTAAGTGTCTTAAAGTACAAGTTTAAAGATATACCGTTGTATGCAAGTATTTCGTCAAATGCGTCTATTAGAAGTTCTTGCATTGGTTTAATTACCATATTGTTGAATAGTGCAAAACTGTCTTTTAGTTCGTCTGAATTACTACTAAAGCCATTACTTGAAGCAATACCGAATAATAAAGGTGAAGTAACGTTATGTGCTAACATTATCTTTCTTAAACATTCTTCGCTTAAAGTTGAATAAAGGTCTGGCGCATCGTTTACAGGCATTGCGTCTACACTTGTCTTACTTTCTGCGTTATTGTTAAAGGCTACGATCAACTTTTCACCGTAAGTACCTGTAAGTTGGTTAAGCACTTTGTTCTTTATCAAGTGTTGTTGTTCTTCACTTGGTATTCCGTTATTAAAGTTTACTACCGTTCTACCACTAAAGCCGTTGTTTACTTCGTTGATTAGGTAACAGCTTATATCTTCTTCTAAAGCACAATATGGTAAGCCTCCTGTATAGTCTACAAGTGCGAAATATTTCATTCCGACAGAATAAGGCTTTACCATATATATTTCAAGTCCGTCTTTTGAACATCCAAAAGCTGGTATTCTTTTAGGTGGGTATTTCTTTACGTCTGACCAATCGTCAGAATAGTAATAAGCTTCTATTTTGCCTTCTTCGTTACACTTCTCTGGTCTTAAAAGTTGAACGGGTATATGGTGAACGTTTACAATCTTCTTACGGTCTTTAGAGTATATTACTTGCATTGCACATTGTCCAAGTAGTTTTAAGTCTGTTACAAGTTGTCTAACGTCTTGCTTCTTAAACAACGACATCATAACCGCATAGTCGTTTGGCTTTACTTGTGCGTCTGTTGCGTTTAAGCCTTTGCCGTATACTAACCTTGTTATGTTGTTTATAATAGCATTGTTTGTTGTGCTATTAGTATACATATTGATAAGGTGTGCATAGTAGTTGTTGTCTTCACCGTATTCAACCCAATCGTTGCGCTTACTTTCTGTTATTACAGGTGCTTCGTATGTGCTTAATTCTAATAAGTGTATATTATTACTCATAAATTATAAATTCGTTATTTGAAACGTTAGACGTATATTGTCCGTCATTGACTGAATAGTTGACTACAGGCGTTTGGTTCGTGCAGAATATTCTGTCTTTATGTACTGTTGTAGTTCCGTTTTTTAGTGTAAGCTTATAAAAGTTGTTTTCAATTAAGCTAAAAGTACCGTTTACAAAAGTAGCGTTTATTGTATCGTAGTAGTCGCCATTTGTAAAACTTGTGATCGTAATAGTAACTTCTTCACCTGTCGCTTCGTTCTGAACAAGTAACGTATCGTAAGTTTGGCTTCTTGGTATGAAGCTAAAACTTTGCTCTGTTGCTATTGCTTGAAGTATTACCATACTATAATAACTTAAAAAGTGTAAATCTGTTTTATATTGCAAAGAAAAAGCACCCCGAAAGGTGCTTAATCTACATTATGAAAGGAAGGAAACTTACTTATACTGTACCGTCATTAATTACTGCATCTGTTCCGCTTGTCGTAGCAAAAGCAGTTTTTAAAGATGCTTCAGTTGATACGTCTATAAAGTTTGCTGGTAATTCTTCTTCTGCCGTGAACGTTAAAGAGTAACCGTTAAAGTCACCTAACGCTGCACCTGTTGAAATTTCACCAGCAGAAACGTCTGCACCTTGGTCTAATCCCATTAAGAAAAATTGGTCAGTCATAGAACGAATTATAATTCTTGGTCTTCCCCAAGAAAGTAGTTTAATTTGCTTCGTTGTAACTGCATCTTGTCTTTTAAAATTAGCTACTAAAGTTTGAGTAAAAAAAGTCGTTCCATTATCACGCGAACTGTTAATTTGTGTGGTGAAGCTATTACTATTAGATTTTAGTTCAAACTTATACAAGTTCAAAGCTACGTCTTCAATAGGCGCCCAAGTTTCTATTACGTCTTCTTCGTCTGTTGCAGTTGAATAATCAACTGAATCTGAATTTAATTTATCGTAGTTTACAATATAGATGCTTTTGATGCCGCTTACGGAATCTTTACATTGCTCTATACGTCCCGATGTTATATCACAAGCCATTTGTTTTTAGTTTTATGAACAAAAAAAGGAGAAGGCGCTTTACCTCCTCCTTTAGTATAGTTCTGGTTTATTATTATGCTCCGTAGTAAATTACGTCTTCAGCAACTCCGATTTGCGCACCAGCAGCCATTCTCATAACTACTCTTACGTTGTCTGAACCGTCATATTGAGAAACGTCGATCACTCTTGCTTCTTGTGTGTCTGACAATAAAGAAACACCGTAGTAAAGGTTAGAAATCTGTGCAGCTAACATTCTGTCGTTTGCAAGACCTTCAGCCATAAAGATTTTGATACCGTCAAATGAAACACCGCCACCGTCAGCATACCACATTGTACCTCTGTTGTCTACACCGTTTGCACCTGTAGCAGCGAAACCGCCTAAAGCACGAACATAAGCAGCCATTACATTTCTTGAAACAAAGATTCTTGTATCTTCGTGTCCGTAAATGTTAGTCTGTGCGTTAATTGCATCAACAACTTTTCCAAGTTCGTCAATAACGTTTAATGCAGTAACCGCAGCAGGTGCGATAATGTTTGCAGCTGGACATTGTGCAGCAGCTAATACTGTGAAACCACCGTCAGTAAGACCACCAGCAGCACCAGCAGCACCAGACCAAAGTGTAGTCTCCATTTCAGCAGCAACCTTTCCAGCAACATATCCTAAAAGATAGTCAGAGAAAGATTTTGGTAAGTCTGAAAATTGAGAAGCACCCATTTCAGCCGATTGCCAAGTATTGAAGAATTGTGATTTACACAATTGCATATTCACTTGCAAGTCGTTAGTTTGTAGAATTTTTTCTGTTAGCGTAACAGTTGAACCAGCAGCGTCAAAGTCGCAAGTTGCGTTAGCTAATAAAGTTGAAGTTGCTACGTTTTGTAGTACCTCTTTAAATTTAACGTTAGGAAGTACAGTTACTCCTCCGTTGTCGATTGTAGACGGTGACAAAAGTGCCGCAGAAATGTATTTCCCCGCAAATTGACCCGCATACGTTGTTGTGATTGTTGGCTCTGCCATAATTGAAATTATTTATTTATTAAAATTTGTTATTTACTTAATTTTGCAAATACTCTGTCCATTGTAGTTTGTGGTCTGTTTTGACCGTACTTAATGTCATTCGTGTTTGTCTTGTTTTCTGGATTGTGTGCAATAGGTTTAGCAGCTGGTTCTTCGTTAGAAAGTTCTACTACTTCTTCTGTTGCTTCTTCTTTAGAAAATTCTTCTTTGTTATTGATCTTTGAAAGATGTTCTACTTCTGCTTTAAGTTCTTCGTTCTCTTTTTTCAAAGCTTCGATTTCAGAAAAGAAAGTTTCTTTAACAATTGATTCAACAGTTTTCTTTACAGGTTTTTCTGCGTTCATTTCTTCTTCGATCACTTCGTCTTTTACTTCAACTTCTTCTTCTACTACCTCTTCTTCAACTACTTCTTCTTTCTTAATTTCAAAGATTATACCTTCTTCTTTAATTACAAGAATTTCGCCTTCTTCACCGTCAAGTTTATACTCACCTTCTGGCATTGGAATACGTTGGTCGTCTTCTGTTACGATTACTACTTGAAAACCAGAAGCAAATTCTTCTGCTTCGATTCGTGTTTGTCCGTCTTCTAGCATTCTTTCAGCTAGTTTAACTTCCATTCCTAAAAGTTCTCTTACTTTGTTTAATATAGAATTATCTTTCATTTTATTTATTTATTCGTGTTTATTTAGATTTTAGGTAGTTCAAGTTTATTTACATATTTAATAAATCCGTTAATGTCTTCATTTAAATTATCTGACAATTTTCTTGTAGAATTTTCACTGCTTCTTACACTTGAATCTATTATTTCATTTATAGAAATTTGTATGCCCAAATCTTTTTCAGCACTTTTTATTTTTTTAATAATTTTATCGCTTTCAGTTACTACATTATCGTCTAACTTTCTTAAAGTTTGTGCAATTTTTGCTAACTGTCCTGTATTGCTTTTTGCTTCTCTAATGGCTTTTTCTAT